GTAATTGTACCACCATTAAATGTAGTAGTACCTGTTACTGTAGCATCACCTGCAACTGTAAGATTACCACCTACAAGTAAATTACCTGATACATCTAGTATACCATTCATATCAATAGTAGTAGCAGCAATCTGGATCTCTGTGTCAGCTATAAGATCAAGTTGACCATCAGCACTAGAGTGAATGTAGATAGCAGTATCACGGAACTGTAGCTTCTCTGATGTAGCAAGTAAGATGTCATCAGAGAACGTAAAGTAATCCTCATCTTCACTCCAGATAAGAACACCGTTATTAGAACCACCGTCCCAAGTAAGTGTAATGTCACCCGCACCAGTACCTATAGTAACATTGTCAGATGCTACTAAAGATATAGGACCGCCTTCTCCAGCAGTACCATCGTGAGTGTGACCTGTACTAGCCGCAAAAGCAGCTAATATTTGATCGTATTCATTATTAAAGAGATCTGAGGTAATGACATCGCCATCAGTAAAAGATGATTGTCTTGTGTATGTAGCGCCCATTTAACGTCTTGCTCCTAATGTGTACTCTAACTGAAAACCTTTAAGGGAATAAGGTGCAGACTCACCCCCATCATTTATTCTTAATACGACAGAAAAACCTGAACCTTCTACTGGTTGTCTTACAAGAGGTTGAGAAGGTCCACCAAAAACAAACCTAACTGCACCACCAGCAGTACTAAATACAGCTAATCCAAACTGTGCAGCAACTGTACTAGAATCTAAAGAGTATGGAGAAGGTCTTGAAGAGTCTGCATCTTCATTATCATATCTCATTACTAATTCTGCATTTAAAGCAGACTCAGGTTTATAGTTAATAATAACTCTTTGCATATGCTTTCGTATGCCTGTATCCCCAAAAGATAAATCAGAGCTTCTGTATTTACCTAATACTGGTATACCATCAAAAGTATTTCCTTTATCTTGTCTGTGTACATGCCCAGAAAAATCTCCGTGTAATACAATAACATCACCTGCTTTAACAAAAGTATCTGTACAAGAAGGTTTTATACCACGTACTTCAGAAAACTCAAAACCTTGCTCTCTTGCAACACAAGTAATACCTCTTGTAATACTATCAGATTCATTATTCTTAGTAAAGAATATTCTGTACTGTGTCTTGTCTGGTATAACAACACTCTCAAATAATAAAGAGTCTTTAATATTTTTGTCAAAGATAGACTGTACGTTTTTACTTATTGTACCTAACTCTGTGTCTCCAATTTTTGCAGTAGCAGCAACTGTACGAAGTCCATCAGGTCCAAGGAATACTAAGTCACCACCAAATTCCTGTATGGTGTCACCGTTAATACAACCAATGTTTCTAGTAACAGGTACAATAGCAAAATCAGAGACTGTACTTCCTGTTAGTTTAAATATCCTATTCTCACAAAATATAAAAAGACTGTCACGAAAGACTTTTATTCCTGTAATAGTATCGTCTACTCTGATAGTACCTGCACCATTACCACTACCAAAATCATCTTCATTAGATGGCGCACTAAAGTTAAGAAGCTCTGGAGTTGTAGATTTACCTGCGTAAAACATGTGTGACTTAAACGAAGATACAAATTTAGAGCCTACAATAGCACTGGTAGAAATATCAGTTGCACTAAGGGCTGCATTAAAAACTACAGGTGCATTTACTCCATCAACACATACAATTTTTTGATTCCCATCAAAGTTAATTCTTTCAAATCTATATTTACTAGCATTAGTTCTGCCTGTATCTATTTCTGTCCAAGGAGAAGAAACAGTTATTCTAGATAAATGTATTGCTGCAATAGTATTTTCTGTAGCACGTGTTACGCCTGTAAACTCATTGGGGATTGAAGCAGCATCTACACCTGTATAAGTAAATATTTCTAAGTCTAACTGTAAACTACCGCTTGTTGCAAATCCTGCAACACTGTCTACTTTAATTACACCAGAGCCTGACATAGATGTACTTGCATTTATAGCAAATGCTAACTCAGTAGAAGCAGCAGAGAATATTTTTTCTCCTCTACATGCTATTACTTTGTCTTCAAAAAGAGCTACACCTATTACTTTTTCATTAATACTAGTTGTATGTGGTACTACATGATTAACAAACCTACGGTAGCCATTCATTCTCCTATACCCACCTTCAACGTCAGGCTCAAAGTTTTCTAAAACTAAAGCTTCTCCCGGTTGCATAAGAAAAGAAGCACGGTTTAAAACTAAACCACCTTCAAGATTAAATGCTGCAGGTGTTGTTTGGGAATTATCAGGCACTAAGAAATAACTCCTGCCATAAAGTTAGCAGAACCCCTAGGTGTTATAAGTACTGTAGATCTTATATATTCATATTTATTAATAAGCAAACTCTGCATATTTTTAATGCCTTGTTCAAACCTACCAAAGTTTAATTGATATTGTTGCATTTCACCACGATATTGATACACAAAAGCAGAAGCACCGTCTACAATAACAGGTGCAAATCTTTCTGGTATACTTGTAGTATCTCCGTGTGCGGTTAAATTGTTTGGGAATGTAAAAAAATCAAATGCTAATGTATATTGTTTATCTGGATAAGGATATAATAAATAATTATTATCTGGAGTACGAACTATATTTCTAGGTACACCCCCATTATCAAATTGTGTTACAGCTATACCGCTGCTATATGCTGCTGCTGTTGTACTATTTGCTCCTCTAGTACAACCAGTAATATCATTACCTAATATTCCAGTATATGTAATTTGTTCTCCGCTAATATAAACAGTCCCTGTTGCTGTTAGACCTGTAGTAGAAGCTAGTGTTAAAGTTGTTACAGAGTTTGAATGGGAACCATTAAGAGTTGTAGAAATAACTTCATCTTCTTGACTAGCAAATCCTTTTTTAATATACTCATTGTAATCAAGTACTGTTAAACTATTACCTGAAGCATTAACAGAAGTTTCTTTTTTAATCCTAGAAGTATTGTAATCTATTGATTTAGTATTCGTAGGTACAACATATTTACATTGACCCGGAACTAAAGTAGAAATATTCTCAGAGTGATTAAATGAATAACCAAATTCTCTTTGATTAATATATCTTATAGATTCATTAATAGCATTTTGACATTGTACTTGAACACCTCTAGCATCTGTAAAAGTTGAGGCCGTAAGTACAACTTCATTCATGCGAGTAATAACATCATTAGTTAATGAAAGATAAGTCAGTGCCATTATGTTTCCTTAAAATGTACCAAAGGGGCCAGCATAAAGCCAGCCCCTAAGTTTAGTACTGTATTACAGCAAGTCACGTTGGGCTGAAGCAGCCTCAGTGTGAGCAGCCGAAATATCTGCAATTACTGCATAGACACGTAAGCGTCCAGTTGCAGCAGCAGCACCAGCAATAACTACATCAATAGTATCTGACGCAGCGACAAGAGCTAATGCAGCAGCAGCATAAGTAGATGCAGCACCAGTGTTTACAACGTTAGCTTCGCCGTTAGTACCAAGTACAAGGTATGTACCAGCAGCAGCATCAAGTGCAGCACCGTCAACAATGTCATCTCCACCAGCAAAGTCAATATTACAAGTACAACTTGCAGTAAAGGACTTCATGATTTCCGCACCACCAGCAAGCATTACTGATTCAGAAGGGATTTCAAGTAGTTGGAAAATGTCACCATTAGCAATGGTAGCACCTGCAGCAATCATAGCATCAATATCTAAGATTGCCTCAATGGTTCGTACAGTATTACCAACAACTGTTGGAACAGCAAGAACGTTTGCCCCAACACCAGCAGTAACACTGGAAGTCATATCAAAAGTAGCCATAGTTTATATCTCCCCTATGCTGCGTTATAACGGGCAGTAACAATTGCTTCTGGACGAAGAATCTTACGACCGTATAGATGCATACCACGAACAATGTCAGCAAAGCTGTCAGGGTCACGGTACTGTTCTGTCTTGTTGATTTGCTCAGCAGTTGCTACAGCAGAATCATGACCAGCTACGATAATACCGCAATTAGTCAATTGGTTAGCTGTACCTGCTGTACCTGCTCCAGTGCCTAGTGCTGGCAAATTGGAAGAGGAATACACACGAAAGCCGTGGAAGTTGTTAATAGACAAGCCATTACGCAATCCACCTGATTCACCAAAGTCAGCATTCATAAAGCGGGAATCTTCATCAGCGAGGATTTCCATAAA